TTCGATGAGGCGGCTGGTGTAGGGGCTCAGGACGCTGCGGTCAACGCGGGTTTGGTAGGCGTCGTCGTCTTCGCGGGGTTCTTGCGGGAGATAAGTTTCACTCATGTCCCGCAGGTAGTTGGTGCCGTTGGTGACGGCGGCCATCACGCTCCAGTCCGGCATCATGGCGATGACGTCCAGACTGCGGACAAACGGGGATTCGCTGACTACAGCACCAGTTGGTGGGATATTGGCGCTGTAGACCACGGCTTGACTCCTACTTTGTACCTATTTTGGCACTAGAGATCTAGGTGTGTCTCGTGCGTGAGTGGAACACGCCCGTGCGGGAGCCGTGGAACGCGCTCATTCACCAGTGTTTGAGGGGCGTTGATAATCACATGCACCAGTACATGGAAACTGGGAATGTTTGGCATTTAGAAAAGGCAGATGGACTTAGAAAATATGTGTTGGAGTTGAAGATGTGGATCCATAAAGTTGAGGGGAGATAGTCACCATTTCACCTTATTTGCCCAGTAGGCGGCACTCATTTTGCCCTTGGAGATATTTTGGGCGTGACGCGCCTTAAACGATGCCCTTCTGGCCTTGTCTGCTGCTGACTCTCCTTTTTGTGCTGGTGAGCCAGATACGCCCTGTTGGCCGAAACGGATGAGTTTCACCGTGTCGCCTTCCTTGGCGAGGACCACGTGGGATTTTTTCGGGTGGTTGGGGGTGCGCTTGGGCTTGTTGTAGCCCTCGAATTTTTCGCCGCGATACTCAATCATCGTCGTCTTCCTCGTCTTCGGGGTTTTCGATGGGCACCAGCACTTCGATGCCGAGGGCGAGCATCTTGATAAAGTTGCCCAAGGTGTCGGGGATTGAGGGGGTTTTGAATACAAACGTGGCGTGCGTGGTGCCTTCCTCGCCGTCGATTTCGATGTGGAGGCAGCTGCCGGTGATTGTCTGGATGGTCATCAGCGGCTGATTTCCTCCCAGTCCATGGATGCATGTACGTTAGACGTTGACGAGCTGGCCGCGACAATGAGGCTTAATTCGTAGGGGGTTGTTGTGAGGCCGTTGCGTTCCAGCTGGAATTTGAACAGCGCTTCTTTGAGGATGTCTACTGAGGAGGTGCTCTGGTTGGTGGAACTGAAATAGCCCTGGGCAAGGATGCGGCCGCCGGTTGTTGCTGTTCCAGTTAGGTTGTATTCGACGCTGGAATCTGTTCCGGCGCTTGTCCAAGTACCTCCGGTGGTTGTGGCAGAGGCAACTACACGCCAGCTGTAGTTTGCGTTGGCTGTGGCGGCCAATATAGATAGGGCGGTAAGAATAACAATCGCATCTAGTGCAGCGGATTTAAGGCGTAAAGAAATGACTGGGTAGTATGTGCCTGCTGTGGTAAGGACGTGAGGAGAAGTTATTGTGGTGCCGATGGCTTGTTGGAGGCCGCGGAGTTCGTAGCCGCCTTCGGAAAGTACGGTTGAGCAGACTTGTTTGAGGGTGCTTGTGCTGGCGGTGGCGGCGGTGTTGGTTATTTCGTAGCGGAGGGGAAGGGAGGCGGTGGTGATGTATGTGGAGGTGATGATGTTGGCGTGGTGGAAGGAGTGGCAGTGGATGAATTTGCCGTTGATGACGAAGCCCATGCGGACTGTGCCGAGTCCCAGCCACTCGATGTCCATCCAAAGAATTTGGGCTTTGGTTGGGTCGAGAGTGAGGTTGGAGGGACCGGTGCCGTTGAGGGGGTCGATGTTCCAGGTGGACTGGGAAACGCGCGTTTCGGCGAGGGTGCCGGTAGAGGAGCTGCGTTCGACGAAGGAGAGGGTGGTGTTGTCCAGCTCCAGGTACATGCCGTTGGCGGCGCCGTAGTAGCCGATGCGCTGGCGGAGGTTGGTTTTGGCCGGATTCAACACAAAAGTGGACATCACCAGCAGGGATTTACCGGGCTGGTAGGAGAAGCATTTTGTGGTTTCGCGGATGACCTCGGAGCCTGAACTGGTGGTTACGGCGAGGTTGACGAGGCCGGCGTTGGCGTCGAACGTGGATGTTCCACCAGTGGCGGTAGAAGTGGCCCAGAGGCCGTTGTCTTTGTAGCGGTGGCTGGAGTCGAAAAGGGTGAGCGGGCTAGACGTGCGGATGCGGCCGAAGGCGTCGGTGGCTCCAGCAGCATTGGATCCGCCTGCAGTGCCGTAGGCGCTGGAGTACGGGCTGTTGACGGAGATCGTGTTGAGTAGCTGCATGGCGGCCTCGGTGTAGGGAAAATGAGGCTATTTCTTGGGTTTTTTGGCGGTTTTGGCCGAGGCTTTGAAGGCGGCGGCGGTGGGGGCGCCTTTGGCGCCAGGTTTGCGCATTTTTTCGCCGCTGCCGGCGGCGATGCGCTTGCGTTTGGCCGCGATATTGGCGTAAAGACCGCGTTTGGCCATCACTTTTTACCTTTTTTGGTGGATTTTTTGGGTTTTGCCATACCGGCTTCGCTCATGGCGATGGCGATTGCCTGTTTGCGGGACTTCACCACGGGGCCTTTCTTGCTGCCCGAGTGCAGTTCGCCTTTGCCGTACTCGCGCATGACCTTGGCGACCTTTTTCTGAGCCTTAGTTGGCTTTTTGGCCATGGTTTTTACGCTGTTACCACACACGATAGGAGGTCTTTCCGAGGTTCTCCGGCTTGGCGAGGTTGAACGTTTGTAGGCAGAGGTAGCCCAGGGCGTCAAATGCGTGGTCTACGCCGAGATTTTTGTTGGGGAGGCCGGTTCCAGGGGCATAAGTCAAGGTGCGAAGGGATTTGATGAGTTCTTTGCACTTGGGGTGGATGAAGAGGCGGCGCGTTCCAGAGGCATCGAGGAGGGCGGTGTTGACGCAGGTGATTTTGTCGCGGATTTTCCAGGGATTTCGGGGGCTGGAGACCGTGAAGCCGGATTTGCGGAGGATGTTGTGGTCGGTGGCGCCGACGCCGGAGGTTTTGCGGGCGCCGCCGGTGGGGTCCGGGCAGGCGATGATTCGGCGCTCCACGCCGTAGCGGGATTGGATTTCTTCGCAAAGGTCCCAGGTGGTAGCGCCGCCGGTCATGATGATTTCGTCGAAAACCCAGAGCACGTCGCCTTTTTTGACCGCACATACGGCGGACATGGGGTCCACGTTGAAGTCCACGCCCAGCAGTAGCGGTAGGACCGGTAGGTCTTGCACCACGCTGTCGATGTTTTCGTCGCTAAATGAGACGGCGACGAGACCGCTGAGATTCTCGAAGCTGGCCTCGAATTCTTGGCGGAAGGTGCGGGCGTCGAGTTGGGCGCGGGCAGCCTCAATCTCCTCCGGTGGGACGTTATCGCCGTCGATCGTGGTGAATTGCCACCGCTGCCAGTCCGGGTCTTCTTGGTCGCAATAGCACCAGAGGTCGTAGAACCAGCTGGCCGTGCCGTCGGGCGTGGAGATGAACAATGCCCAGCCCTGTTTGTCGGCGAGGGCGGGGCGGATGACCTCGAACCAGACGTCGCTGGACATGAAGGCGGCTTCGTCGAGCACCACGCCAGCCAGACTGCGGCCTCGTAGGGCCATGGCGTTTTCAGTGCCCTTCAGTTCGATGGTGGAGCCGTTCACCAGCTCAATTTTTAGGTCGGTCTCGTTTTTGGACTTGATCCAGGCCTTGGGGACTAGCTTTTTTAGTACTTTCCAGGCGATGTCCTTCGCCATGCGGTAGGTGGGGGCGGCGTAGAAAAAGGTTTCGCCGGGGCGTTCGATTGCCCCACGCAAGAGTTCGATGCAGGAGAGGTAGCTCTTGCCGAAGCGGCGGCCGGCGACCAAGACACGGAAGCGTTTACGGCTGGAGAACACTTGCCCCTGGGCGTAGCGGAGCGAGAGGGTTCCAGCCGTGTCGGTCACTTTTTCGGGTACGGGTACCTTCTAGGGTATTACAGGAATTGAACCCCTGCCCCCCTAAGGGTTGCGGTAGCCGGTGCAATAGCCGTTGTTGCGGTACGTTCCAACCGGGCAGGTGTTGTCGGAGGAGTTGATGGACTGGTTATGCGAGTTGATGGATTTGGTGGGGATGCAGTAGCCGGTCTGGCCGTAGTAGCCGACGGGGCACATCGAGTTGACTTGCGTCAGGGGGATGACTTGGGCGAGTACCAGGGGCAGGAAAAACATGGGGGATGTAGTACAGAAGAGGTTAGTTTAGCACAGTAGAAGGAAATGCGAATGTATCAGTAGGTTCCCTGGGACCCGCTCCCACCCCGCCAGAAGCCGAACCCTGCCCCCCGTCAAGGGGTAGGGCCGATTCTGTCACAAGCTGTAACGTCGCCTCAGCGGCTGGCGTCGAGATACAACGCGCCACCGCCGGCGAACACCAGGAGAGCGGTAAGGGGAAGGAACGTGCAGCAGGCAGCGCCAGCGAATAGCAGGCCGGCGGCGAGTTTGGGGTTGAGGGAGGGGTGGGCCATGGGTCGGCGTCCGTTGTTGTCTCCTACAGTATAACCACAGCAGCGGTACGCGCCAGGTCAGTGGCTGCCGGTTCTGCAACCGTCTACTGTCTCAACCTAAGACGCCGGATCTCAGCCTAAGACTCGGCCCGCTTCTGGTCAATGGTGATGTTGAGGGTTGGCGCTGCAGCAGCCTGGGCTTCTACCCCGCTTTCGTTAACGACCTTGCCCAAGCTGTCGAGCACCTGGGCCGCAGTCTGCAACTGGCCCTTCCGGATCGCGGCGTTGAACAGCTTAGTCCGCATGGTCTGCAACCTTGCGAGCATGTTCTCTCTATCACGGTTCCAGTCTTCCGCGTTCCACTTGTTCACAGCTTCCCAGTCTCTCCAAGCTGTCGCCACAGAAACACCCTCACGATCAGCATGATCTAAGACCAGCTGGCGAGCACTAAGACCGTCAAGCTGTCGCCGATAGAGTCGCTGTTGACGCTGTTCGATCAGCGCGTTAGGGTTCCGCACCCCATAGGGTCGCTGTTTGTTTTCTACAGTTTCCGCCGAAACTTCCGGCGCTTCGTTGATAGCTTCCGGGTTGTCGGACATTGTTTAGAATCCCTGGCCGTTTGGTTCAATACTAGCCGCACAGTAAAAAACCCGGCACGATGGCCGGGCTGTGATCTAGTAGCGGTGGGCGTCAGACTGCCCGAAACACCAGCCAACTAAGGCCGTCGCCTCCGTTGAGTTGGTGCAAGCGGTAGCCGTCGCCCATCTGTAGCTCGCGCCAGGCTTCCGCCCAGTCAATGCAGGACATGGGCCACGTGCCGGTGCCGTTCAGGTTGTCCGGTAGTCCTAATTCGTCGGCTAGCTGCTGGGCATAGTCGGCCCCCGCCTGGTCTTCGTTCCAGCCTTCGACCTGCCCACAGTAAGCGTCGTCAAAGTTGCCGGGGTCTATGCCGTCGTTATCTAGCTCAGCGATCAACGACGCCCAGGCGGCGGGGTCTTCGTCTTCCATGCCCAGCGTCCGCATGACTTCGGCCCAGTCTTCATCAAGCCAGAAGCCGAAGCAGGCACCATCACCGTCGGAAGCGCCGAAGCTGAAACCGACGGGGGCGTAACCTTGGAGGGCTTCGGCCACGTCGTCCAGCAGTTGGGCGGCTGCTTCGTCGTTCCAGTGGTCGGCGTTTGAGTCTTCCCCGACGAAGTGCTCCAAGCTGGCCGCAATGGTGCGGTGGTTAGCGGCGAAGGGCAGGCCAGGCGTCATGATCTGGGCAGTCTGCTCAGCTGCGCTCCAGTATTTGACGAGCAGGTCCTCAGTCTTCAGCGTATCACAGCTGACGATCCAAGGGAAAGCGGAGAGGGTGCGTTGCATGGTGGGCCCACTGGTCGGTGGGTGCGTCGTGCCTGCCAATCATGCACCAGCAGTCAAGCTACCTGGGTCTGGTGTTGTGTAACTTAACAGATTGGCTAGGGGCTGGCGGTGGTCTGGTAGTATGTAACAGCAAACCCACAAACCAAGGGGGCCATGCACTACGGCAACAGACCATTAGGACCACTGCAGCGGAACTGGCTTAACTTCCTCCGCCGCAATCCGGGACCGCATTACGTGGCGATGCCCCAGCGTGATCAGCGGATCGCCGATTCCCTGCAGGCCCGCGGGCTGATCAAACTAGCCCCAGCGCCAGTCGCCGACCCCAAGGGGCTCCCCGTGTTCATCGTTGAAGCCCTGGAGGTCCAGCCGTGAGCGGGGGAGACTGGAATACCAGCCGTGAGCGTAAACAGCTGGCCCTGGATGCCCGAGAGCTGGAGCGCGAACAGCTGCGTCTCGAAAAACGCCAGCTGCGGGACTTGCGGTGGGCAGTAGAACGCTCCAGCCTGGCCGCTTCGGACTGGTCAGACTTGCTGGCCCTGCAGGCTGCCCACGGCAAAGAGGGCCCGCTCCAGCTATGGCGGGAACTGGTGCCCTACTGGAGAGCGTGCCAGCGCTGCAACGGCGGCGCTGACATTCCCCCGGAGCTTTTTCCACAGGCTACGGGAATTTTTCCGCGCACCGATCAGCCAGCCAAGGCCCCAGCCAATAGGACCCGCTCCAGCAAGGGGGCAGCCCGCAAGGTTCGATCCGATGCCGGTATCAGCAAGCCCCGCAAGGTGCGAACCCCGCAGGGGTGAGCACGTCCCAGCCCCTGCCATCCGGTGGGGGCTTCTCACCGTCTTGTCGTGAGACTCACGAGAATCGCCTTGAGACGCCCCAGCAACAGACCCCACGCCAGCCCCAGCAGGATCCCAGCCAATGGTGCCAGCAGCACCGTCTCAGCAGTGAGACTCATTGGACACGCGGTAAGACACCATGAATGGGTTTTCAGTCCCAGTCATGAATGGGCTTTCATGCCGCATGAATGGAAAAATTAGGCTTCACGCTGAAGCCTGGTTTTTTTCGAGGGCTTTTAGGTTCGAAAAGTACAGCTCCACCCGAGTCATGAATGACTTTTCTGCGTCGGCGAGGTCATGAGCCGACATGTAATGAATGTTTGGGCTGCCGCAGCGGCGTGCTAGCACGATAGCGGCTCCAGTTGGCCTTAGTCCGGTTAGGTGGCTAAGCCCCAGGCTGTAGGCGCCACACTGGTCGATGTATGAATGGCCGGGTGGGAGGCGCTCCAGGCCGTCGTCGTCTTTTTTGGTTTTGCGGCCCACGCTGGTTTTCCAGTCCGCTAGTACCAGCTCGTTATTCTTCATGCCGATTAGGGCATCACAGGTTCCAGCAAAGCCGGCGGGGTGGTGGATGCTGAATTCGCTGGCGAAAATCTCGGTGACGTTTTCGGCGATCCAGTCGGAGAGGCTGCGGGCGTAGCCGGATGCGCTCCAGCCAACGCGGGGAACGTTGGGGCGGACCCTCTTCAATGCCCATTGCGTGATTGGCGAGGGAATCCGGGCTAGTCCCTGATCGTCCCAGCGGATGGCGTTGCGCTTGTTTGCAGTGGAACGTGCCAGCTGCATCGAAGTCTTAAGCAAATATTCAGCCTGACTGTGGGCCATGTTGCCTCGGGTGGCGGCAACGTTGCGCTGACAGCTTGCCTCCACTGGTCCCAGGCGGGCTTCCCAACGCTCCAGCCCGGTTTTGTCGCTTGTTTCCTTCAGGATGTGTGTAACACTATGGTATACATTACCTTTGATGTCCCTGTAGACCCGGAAGGGGCCTGAGTTATCTTGCTCCAGCCGCCACTTACGCAGTCCTGCCAGCGTGTCTTGGGTGTTGGAGGCCATGAAGTTATTCTTTCCCAATCTGATAATACCAGTAAAAAGGGAAATCAGCTCAAGTTGCCCCACTGATCGGCCATGGCTTGTGCGACGCCGGCGTAGGTAAGGCTGCGTTCTTTAGCCCGGGTGGCGGAAGGTCCCAAGCGGTTTTGGCCTGATGGGGTTTGATTTAGCCACACGCCGGATTCCGGCTTCTGTACAACGTTAGTGGGCTCTAGTTTGGGTAGATTTTTGAGCCAAAGGCAGGTTTTTTTAGACTCTTGGTGCCCAAATTGCCAAGGTTGAATGTATTGATTTGGCTTTCTTATGCGGCTGGAGATGCAACCTACCGGATTTTCTAACGCGATGTACTTTACAGGCGCGTTTAGTAGCATTTGAACGAAACTTAAGGCATCTTCGGTTAACTGAGGATCTCGGATACCCCTTGTGGTCCAGTGCATTCCGGAGGCTGCTAAGTAAGTGCAGGGCGGAAATGCGATGAGCATGTCCCAGTCGTGATCTGGGTGTAATAGTGCGGTTACATCGCCTTGGTAGTGATGCCCTGGAGATTCTGTTGAGAGTAAATCGCAGCTCAGGGCGTAATGGCCTTGAGCTGCGAAAGCATCACGTACTCGTCCGCTGTATTCGCAGGCAACGAGCACCTTCATGTTCAGGCTGCCTTGAAGGGGTTGCCTCCAGTCAGCAGGCGGCTGATGTCGAAACCTTCGGCCTTGGCTTCGAGCCAGGCGGCATCGACGTGCTCTTGGCTGCCCTTCTTGCGGGGCACCGGGCGGACGGTGTACTCGGTGAGCAGGCCGCTGCCCTTCTTGCTGATCGTGAAGTCCCACTCCAGCAGGTTCTCGTAGTCCTCCATTTGGGAGATCTGGTCGATTTCCTTGAGGATGGATTTCTGGGTGATCTGCAGGACTTGGACTTTGCCGGACTCGTAGTTGTAGACCGGGCAGGCGATGGCGAACTTCACGTCGGCGGTGCCAGGGCCGCCGCGGCCTTCGCGGGGCTCGAACTCGCCCATCTCAGTCGTCACGTCCTCGTGGGTGGGCTCGTAGTCGAAGCGGAAGGGCTTGGATGCGCCGTTGGCTTGGCCCCAGCACTCGTAGAACTCCAGGGGTTCGTCGGTCAGCAGCGCGAAGCGGACGGAGCCGCCGTCGGGGAGCTTGCTGAGGCTGAGGTAGCCGCCGCCGGTGCTGTTGGACGTAACAGCAGCAGAGGCTTGCTTGGAAAGGAAAGGCATTGGTGTTTCCGGTGTTTTGGTGGTCGCCCGAG